AGATGTACGCGGCAGCAGACAATGCGCGACTGTTGTTAGGTATTGACCTAACACCAGAAACGCTTTGGAATTTGGCTCCGTGGTCGTGGCTTGCAGACTGGTTCGGTAATGTTGGTGATGTTATGACCAACATGTCCCTATTCAGTCGCGACAAGCTAGTGATGCCTTATGGTTATATTATGGCCGAAACATCGGTCACAACTACTAACCTTCTCTACGATCTCCAATGGTATGATCCAGTGGGACCGAAGAGTGTTAGAGATGTCGCTGGTTTCGTTAGAAAGCAGCGCTCTCCGGCATCCCCATTCGGGTTTGGATTGTCTGACATGATTTTAGATTCACGTCAGACATCCATACTTGCCGCCCTGGGCATTACCAGGGTACCCAAGAAGTAAACCCTATTTCTTGGTTATAATTAAATATTAATTTAATAATAATTTAATATACAACTCAATAGAGGGTGTCCTTCATAGGGCACCTGATACAAGTCCAGGAGTACTCGCATGGCTTTTTCTGATCCACAGTCCCTTACCGTCGGCTCGACTGCCACTTCGCTGCCTCGTACGGCTTTCGGTGATAACACCGGCAGCTTTACTGCAGCGGATGGCTCCTTGAAGCTTAGCATTTCCCATCGTTACGGGAAGCGCAATCGCTCCGAGATTCGAGTCGATTCCACCAAGGTGACGGCTGATCCCTTTGTACCCAACGTCAACCAGAAAGTTGGCGCATCGGTGTACATGGTTGTTGATCGGCCGGTCAACGGATATACAACCACCGAACTCAAGCAGATTGCAGATGCGCTTGTTGCGTATCTGTCTGCTAGTACCGGTGCTAATATTACCCGTGTTCTTGGTGGCGAGATCTAGTTTCTAACTAGTAATCTCCGGATCAGAGACGTCAGGCAGGGATGCTCTTACCTCTATTGAAAGGGGAAGGCATGAAAAGCCTTTTGTCTCTCTGGCAGAAACTCGCTGAAGAACTAGCGAGTTGGTGTCACACTAGCACCATCCGTGACTTTAAGACCGTCACGGAGCGGTCTGATCGCGAGGGCCAATCGTTTTTAACGATTAGCCTTACGAACTTTGGTTCAGACTTTCAGAAAGCCTTGGACCAAGGTTTCGTAGATCACGAACTGTTTCGCGGTTACGCGTTTCAGTCAGGTCTCCCCCGATTTCTCGGAGGTTTCCTTGATCTCGTGTTCGATCGTAAGCGTGGTCGATTGCTCGATTCTCCTTCGCACGATGCTATCTTTGCTGTTCGTCAGCTTACGCTGATGTTCGGCAAGATGGCACTCGAGTGCACTCCCGAAAGGACTGCACGTGCGATTCAAGGATATATCGAGTGTGAGAAGTCCGTTAGTGAGTACGACGAGCGCCGAACTGACCTCATGTTCGAGGAGTTCGGTCTCGTCGCATCTCTGCTTTATAGGGATTTGTTCACCCAGATCGATCGTGAGATCTATGAGGGTGACATTCTCCCAAAGCATGGTCCCGGTGCCACTGCTGATCGTCTAAAGGCTAATGCCAAATTCAATCAGTTAGAGTGGACCGACAGGTTGGAGAGGGTGTTCCCCGCTGGGGATTACCTACTACCAAACTGGAAGTACAAACATGTACATGACCAACTTACGTGGCTCGAACCTGGCAACGAGAGGCCTGTTA